AAGATAACGAAAAGTATTGGCTTGATACTAGTGCTGTTTGGGTAGAGTCTGTTGTCAATATATCTGAAGAAGAACTTAATACTTTAAAACATTTTTTAAAATAAGGAGAAGAATAATGACTAAGAAGTATGAATGGAAAGCAAGAGGAGGTTCAAAAGGTATTGTTGAGGCCGCTAATCTTTTGGATTTGATTAAGCAGGTTAATCTAGGCCTTATGAATGAACTGGGTTATTACCTAGATGAATTTACAAGCATAGAGGAGATCAAACCTAAAACAATAATGGTATGCAAAGAATGTAAAACGCAATCATTGACTATGGAAGATGTGAATGGGCAACCCATAACTGATTGGGCAGATAGACACGCATTTTGTTTTAAGTGTGGTGACTTCGCACATATTATTGAAATAGAGGAGAAAGACTAATGGATAGAAGCAAGATAAAAGTATTAGTGGCGTGTGAGTATAGTGGAACAGTAAGGGACGCATTCCTGGAATTAGGTTTTGATGCATGGTCTTGCGATATATTGCCATGTGAAAGTGATATACAAGATCGGCATTATGAAGGAGATGTCTTTGATATCTTAGATCAAGGGTGGGATTTAATGATAGGACACCCACCATGTACTCATCTATCTGTTAGTGGTGCAAGGTGGTTTACTGAAGGTAAGAAGCCATGGTATTTAAGAGATGAAGCAATAGAATTTGTGCAGAAACTTATGGACGCACCTATAAAACATATTGCCATTGAGAATCCAGTTAGCGTTATCTCATCTTACATAAGGAAATCAGATCAAATGATTAACCCTTATCAGTTTGGCCATAAAGAATACAAACGCACTTGCTTATGGCTCAAAGATTTACCCAAGCTGATTGAAACAGATAATGTTAAAGAAGCTACTGACAAACTACCACCTAAAGAAAAGCATAGGATTTGGTGGATAGGTAGTGGCAAGGGTAAAGAAAGGAGTATGTTCTATAAAGGTATTGCCAAAGCAATGGCTGAACAATGGGGAACATACATAGAAAATAGTATCAACAAGGAGAATGACTAATGAGTGGAGAGCAATATGTAAATGTATTAGATATAAAATTTTATGTATCTGATGAAGACGGGAACGAGGTTTTAAATAAAGACGGGACTATCAAACAATTTGATTTCAAGGGCAGATTAAAACCCCTTGAATATCTTTGTGAAGATATGACTGTTGAAGACTTAGAAGAAATAAAGGAGCAAGACTAATGAGTAAACAAGAAATGATTAATGAAATAGTAAGTTTATGTAATGCAAACAAAGATAATCCTAACTGCTCTATATATTGGTTAGCCGATATGATTAAAGAAATAGTTGAAGGCAAGAGTTATTTAGGCGATTTAGAGGAGCAAGACTAATGAAGATAAATAAACTATTAGAATTACAAGAAGTTATTGAAGAAAATGAAACACCTGATGATTTACATAAGATATATCAATACTTTTCTACAAGTGAGAAAAGACCAGTATGGGTTAATGTAGGAGACATGCACCTTACCGATTTCTTAAGAGTAGCGTTTAAATATATGCCAGAAGATATTATGTATGCTAGGCATGAAGATGATCATGTATGGGATTTTAATGATAATGAGTAAAGTAAATTGGCTAAGTAAATTGGTAAGCAGATTCTTAGAATGGTCACTACGAAGGACTGAAGAAAAGTTAATGAGGAAAAAGAAATGAACAAGACTAAATTAGTAGAATTAGCAGATGAGGTATTGACTCATATTGATATGGAGATGAAAGTTGTTTTAAGAGATCAGTTGGAAAGGGCTTTATGTGGGAAATTAAGTAGGATTTTTGAGAAGGCAAGAATACATAATGGTCTTGCTCCTTTAGTTGATAAAGATAAATATCAAAAAGCCTATGCATCTGTACAACCCATTCTTGATGATTGTATAGATAGAATACTTGGAGAAAAGAAATGAATGAACTGATAGAGGAAATCATAGCTGAGATAAAACGAGACATTGATAAGGATAACCTGATGGCTCTTAGAGACATGTTGACTAGGTTGTTAGAAGGTGGAGAGAACAAACATATACTAACCCGTTACCTATCTGAGTTCCCAGAACTACGAGAAGAATATAAGGACAAGACATGAGTAAAGAGATTGATCACCAAGAGGCCATTAGAAAGCTTAAAAGAAAATATAATATTTATAGCATTAGAAGGAGTTTCAAGAAACCTAAATTTAGAGAAGCGGATGAGATTCAACAGATAATGTCAAAGGAGGATTGGGAGTCCTACAGCTACCACAAGGAGAAGTTTAATGAATGAAATAGTTCTTTACACCATAATTGCATTGTTCTTATTATCAGCGTATTCAACGTTTAAGAAATAAAAAAAAGGGGCTCAACGCCCCTTAGTTTCATATCCCCCTTAGAAAGGAGGAATCGCCTCTTTAGGTATAGACATACCATCATCATCTAGCGGCAAATACAATCGGATCTTAGTCTTCATAGTATTTACTACGCCATTATCACCTTCAAACTGATCACTTATTTGTTCAGTCTTAAGCTTTAGTTTCTTACCAACAAAGTCGCTGTGATCTTCTGGGTATTTTTTATATCCAGCAGCCAAAGTAAGCCTAGTAAATATCTCCGTGCTTATTCTTTTGTTATCTTCGTTAGTAGACCACAGGTTATACCACTCATTATGATCACGATACTTACCGCCATCTAGTTGGAATGTTACCTTCAGCGTCCAGTTACCTGCTTTTGACTTGTATTTGTCAGTAGCAATAACCTTGGCATTATGTTCTCCATCTGGTGCTAGAGGTGCGCCAACAGACACTTCCTCTATATTTTCAAAAAATTCTACATCACTAAAATCAGACATTTGCTTCTCCTTTATTGTCGTTTGTTAATGTAAACCCTAATTTCTCAATTAGAGCAGTTATATTTGGCTTTTCAAAGTTTTCAAGTTTGCCACTTCTGTCTTTAGCTTTATAGCCTTGACCGAAAGTAGTTTGTAGCCATCTAGTTTGAACGTTTTTACCGTCCTCATCTTGATCTTCGATAATACGTAGAGCAAGAACTTCATCAAAGAAGTATGTAATTGATTCGCCTAACTTAGTCCCGACCATCTTTGGTGCGTGTCTTAGTATGCCGTCATCATTTACTGTATCTTCTTTACAAAGAAACAACACATGCATATTTAGATCTCTAAATGCACGCATTAAATTTGTTACAGATTCCTGAACATTACCATAGGCCATACGTGGATCTTTTGTACGAGATTTCTCCCATGTCAACAAGATCTCGCTTATTTCAGAAACTGAATCTAAGCACACTGTGTCATATTGTAATTTTCCAGACTTTAAAGCATCGTGTAGTTCCATAACTTCAGACGCCTCCTTTACTTCTATAGCCTGCACGTTTTTTGCATCTTTGATAGATAACAAACCAGCTTCAGCACTTATTACAAGTACCTTGCCTGGTGCCGTTACAGCTAAAGTTGTTTTACCCGAACCAGCCATTCCATATACCAAGATTTTAGCACCTTGATTCTGGACTAACTGTTGCGGAGATACTATTCTATTTTGTATTTCCATGTCTACTCCTCTTTGTAGTGTTATATTTAACTTGTAAATTATACACTACTTAACTACAATGTGTAAAATACATTATATCGGAGAAGTAAAATGATTAATAAAGAAGAAACTATTTGGCAAGCAAATTATTATTTTAGAATAAAAACTATTGCAGTCAAAAAACTCAAGGAGCTTGAAATTATGGGTGTAAAACCTAAGTACACAGATAGGCAAGTTATTAAATATAATCTGCAAGATTACATAACTTTTCTAGGACACAAAGACGCAGCGGAGAAATTTAATTGCTCTGAAGCATCTTGTAAGTCTTGGAGGTATGGTTATAGACAACCGTCTATTGCGCAAGCAAAACAAATCATACGAGCAACAGAGGGAAGACTAGACTTTGAATCTATTTATGGTTCGATAGACGAAATTATAGATATAGAAGTTTAGTGTGTTTCAGTTAAATATAACTGAGGACGACACATCCTTAGAGCAAGCACTTGCCTACTATGATGATGGCTATAATGTAGTTCCTTTACAAAGATCTAACAAAAAACCACCTCCGTTCTTGGGTAGCTGGGAACAATATAAAGTTGCTAGACCCTCTAGGAACCTTGTAGAATCGTGGTTTAAGGACAGAGACAACCTACAGGTAGCTTTAATCTGTGGTAAGTTTGTTGTGGTTGATGCAGACTCTCCTGAGGCTATGGGCTGGGTAGAAAAGAATATGCCTGCATGTCCTTTTAAAGTTATTACTGGTAAAGGTATGCATTACTATTATAACAATCCACAGAACTATACTACCTTTGCAACAAGACGAACTACTGAAACTCCAATTGAAAGATTAATAGATATTAGAGGCACGGGTGGTTTGATAATAGCACCTTGGAATAGACATGCTAACGGCCAAGTATATAAACCAGTGACCTTTCCAGATTGGAAAATATTTGATCATAACGATTTACCAGACTTTACAGAAGTTGAGTTTCAGAAAATAACAGGCGTACCAAAAACAGAAACAGGAGTGCAAACAGCTCCATTTTCATTGGAAGGAGTATTGGAGGGATCTAGAAATGATGGGGCTGCTAGAATAGCAGGGTACCTTATATCTAAAACCGTCAACACAGAATTTGTAAAAATCTTTCTACAAAACTGGAACAAAAATAACAATCCACCCTTGCCACAGGACGAAATAGATTGTGTTGTAGAGAGTGTTAAAAACACACATGATAGAAAAAATAAGATAGCACCATTGTTTATACAAGCATCAGCAACTATACAAAAACCAAAAGATTTATTTAATCCACCAGGCTTACTTAAAGACATGTTTAAGTTTTGTGAAGAGATTGCACAGGTACCTCAACCAGAACTTTCGCTTGTTGGAGCACTTGCTCTTACTAGTGTTGTTTGTGGCAGAATTTATAGAACTAATATGAATAACTTTTCTTCTATGTATTTCATGGGTATTGCTAAGTCGGGTCAAGGTAAAGAAAACATTAAGACATTTGTGGAAAGCGTATTGAATGCCTCAGACCATGAAAAGCTTATTGTAGGAGATGGTTATACATCAAGTGGTGCTGTCCATTCTGTATTAAAAATGAGACCTACTCAGATAACTATCATGGATGAATTTGGTAAGAGACTAGAAGCAATTGGTGCCTCTGGTAACACTAACAAAGAAGATGGAATACAGACTCTCATGGAAGCATGGGGTCGGTGTCATGGTACTCTAAGACCTGACAACTATTCACTCATGAATGTACAAGAAAACTATAAAGAACAGATGATGAACAGAGTGACTCATAAGCCAGCCATTACATTAGTTGGCCTCTCTGTTCCTAAGAATTTTTATAGCGCGTTAAATGGTGGCAGGATTGCAGACGGGTTCCTAAACCGTTTCGTAGTCGTTGAATCTAAAGAGCCTAGGAGAGTAGGACAACTCAAAAGATTTAACACGCCACCTACCTCTATTATTAACTGGGTTAATTACGTTAGAAGACAAAGAGGATCTATGAGTGATCTATCACGTAATAATGCAGAGATGGATCTTGATCAAATTGTTCTTAACTTTGATAAGGAATCAGAAGAGATACTACAAGACTTTGCAAGAGAGATAGTTAAAAGACAGGATATATTAGAAAAAGACAACCTAGAGCCTCTTCTAAGCCGTTCTAAAGAGAAGGCTATGCGTTTATCGTTGTTATGCACTCTTGCAACCAATGCAGACGCTAAGACGATTACAGGGGATGTAACACGTTGGGCTGTAGATTTTATAAGATACTACGATTTATTGTTTATTGAAGCCTGTAGAGACAAGGTGGCAAGTAGTGCAACCGAGTCTAAGATCAAACAAGTATTATCATTTATTAGATCTAGGAATGGAGAAGGTATCTCTAAACGTGAGGTAGACAGACACGAACTATTCCGTAGCATGAAGTCTTATGAAGTGAAAGAGATTATTGAGAGGCTTAAGAATGCAGGTGAGATACAAGAGGTTGAGATCAAAGTGGGCGGTAAGGGAAGACCAGCTAAAAGGTTTGTCGCTGTAGATCCTACTTTCTTTGAGGATAATTAGATTATTGGTCTACCAGCAACCTGTTCTGCAAAGTCTAGTCGTTCTTGCGACATAGGATCATCAGGTAAACCGGTAGACTGAACATCTGGTAACTGCATCTGTGATGTGCTGATAGGTGCGGTTACTTGCTCTCTAAGTTTTTGAAACATGTTAAGACCTTGACCGGCCTGTCCTTGCACATCACTACCTGTAAAACCAGCAGCAGTAGCAGTTTTGCTTACACCTTTATCAATCAAATTAGCAGCTCCTTCAGCAAATGGAACTAACTCACCGTCTACATATCTTAATCCTGCTTGTCTGGCTGCTGTGTTAAATAATCTAATTGCAGTTGCAATAGAACCTTGGTCAGTTTTAGCCATAGCAGCTACAAAGGCCCTATTTGTAAACAAGGCTCTAACTAGAGCTAAACTGGTTAATATAGGTAAAGTTGCTAATGGAGCAAAAACAATACTGGCAGCTATACCAGCAGCAATCAGCCCTCCTGCTCCTCCACTTCTACCAGACTCGCCTTTAGTTAATACGTCAACTTCTCTTTGGAAATTTCTCAAACCTTTAGCAACGTCTCTTCCGAACATGGCTTCAAGAGTTTCATCACCATAACTATCCAATGCTGTTTTTAAATTTTGGTGTTTAAATAAATCAGTAATTTTACCTTTACCATTAAAGTCTATAGATTTAGCTAAAAGCTTTTGCATACTAGCTTGCTGAATACTGTTAAATACCTCAGGCCTATCTTTTAGAGTTTCTTTAAGCAATCTAATATTTTCTGAAGATCCACGTCTAAATATTTTAGTAACTGTTTCTTCTATTCCTGCTTGTGGTAAGTCTGATATGGCCCTATTTGCTTGGAACCTTGCTCTTTTTTCTGAAGTTTTTGCTAATTCCTCTAATCCCCCAATAAAAGCTCTGCCTTGGGCTACTGCGTTTAAACCTTGCTTAGCATTTTGAACAGTAAAATTATTAACTAAATTTTTAAGATCTTGAGGTTTTAAGTTAGGGCCAATCATATTTAATTGATTAATAGTTTCCCTTACACGTTTACCAGAACCTACTCCAGTAGCTGAATTGGTGAATAATGAATCGAATTTACCAACATTTTC